CGGAACTCTAAGAATTCTGCAAGTTTATTTGCATCCATTTTTGACACGACTTCTCGCACACCGAACTTTGCGTGCATGTCGTTCATGTCTTTTACCCAGTTTTGTGACATTTACTTTCTCCTTAATAATTATTGGTGCTTCTTCTATATAGGTATTTTTTAATCCATTATAAAAATGTACTTCATATGTCTTGTGTATACGACAAAAGCTTTTCTTTTGTAATACATTAAACATCCTACAGTCTTTACCTGTGACTGCGCTTACTGCATTATCAGTTATACCCTTACCTGTAGTTCCATATGACACTGCTGTTGCACCAGTTGTCACAGCATCCATAGTTTGATATGTTCCTCCTAGCATAGCAACACATCCTTGCATACTAACCAAAGAAAGACTCAAGAGAAGCTTTCTCTTCAGCATGCCATCCTAACGGTTGAATAACTATTTGTAAGGCATCTAGGAATACCTTTTCAAACTGTAGATCATAATTTATATATTCATCCAATCCAAATTCTTTTGGTAACACATTGTTAAATGCGATGACGTTCTCGTTGATCGGGTTTGGTGTTCTAAGGTATACGAATTTGATCTTATTACCATTGGTGATAGGCTCATACTTACGTGTGATACCTTTCATCTTAAGGTAATGATTAAACAATAATGCACCTCTAACTTGGATTGGTGTACCCTTCTTGTAGATAGGTGTACCACTGTATTCTTTTAAGGAAGAAACCGATCGAGGAAATGCGACATCAGCGACAGAGAGCGCCGTGAAATCCCTCTTGAATTCCTTGACGAACGTCTGAAGTGCACTTTGGTCCTCATGCAAGATGACCTCGAGTGCATCCTTGAGTTTCTTGCGGACGACAGCAGGTGTCGACGATTTGACCATTTCAAGGCCCATAACTTTAATCTTAGGTTTCGCATATTGTACTCCTTCGGAATTGTGTACGTTTAACACGTATCGTTTCTTAGCAACCCATATTGCTTTATCAGCCAACACTTCGCGTTTCATCTGCATCTTTTGACCATAAGCATTCATGTATTCTGCGAGTTCTTGGTATCCACCATCGATGAATGGCTGTAGTACCTTCTCACATGTCTTGTCCATGAATATTATCTTATCTTCAGTGGTTTTACCTACACATACCTTCTCGACTAGATCTTCAAGTGATAGATAGATTGAATCGGTATCGATAGCTATCACATAGTCTTGATCTTCTGTCTTCATAGTCTTGTTCATGAAGCCATTAAGCTTATTGGCCATCCATCGAATAGACAATTGACCAGATAGTGTAATACCTTCTGCGATGCGGAGATCATAGTATCTAAAGTACTTATTACCAATAGCACCGTAAGCTGAGTTCAATGCGATCTTCATGGCCATCTGTAGGTTCTTGAGGCGAGAGATGTCTTTGACTAGCTGTGGATCTTTGTTATGTTCGTATTCTTGTTCTGCCTTTAACATCTGCTTCTTAAACTTAGAACGATTGTTGTACATCTCTTCCATTAATGCAGGAAGGAAACCTTTCTTGTCTTTTGTATAACACCAACCATTACCAGATGTTGATAGACCGACTGGTACATTCATTGGAGTGGATGCCAATAGTTTATCCACGTTGGTATCGATACGAGTATCAGTCAACGTTTCAGGTGACATGTTATACTGCATGATAAGATGCGGATACAAAGAGTTTAAGTCGAACGATGCAACCCACTTATGAGGACCAACGATAGGATCCTTAACATAAGCACCTTCGAATACCTCAGACTTACCATTATCTTCTTTAAGTGGGATAGTGATCTTACGTTCATACAAGTAATTAAAGATAATGCAGTCCCACATCCGTACAGGAGAGAACACATCCTCATAGTTGATCTTAGAGCTATAAGCTAGAGTGTAGACTAACTCAATGAGCTTCATCTTATCCTCTAACATGTCAACGAGTTCAGTATCGTGGATGTTATAGTCTACGAACGTTTTCCAGTGGTTTGTGTAGAAGTCCTTGAAGTTATCCTCAGGGTTCTCAAGCTTCTTCTTATTAAGTTCGACGCTTGCGATATAGTTTAGTGCATAAGATTCTTGATTGGTATATGTAAACTTCTTATAGAGATCCATGTAATCTAAGACTGAGATACCCACGAATGAGTATGATTGGATTGTTGTACCACCACCGACATATGCTTTCTTGTCGTTGACTATACCCCATGGTGACATACGTTTAACATACTCATCACCAAGTACAAGACGGATCCGATTGACGAGATATGGGATATCAAAGCCATTGATGTTCCAACCAGTGACCACATCAGGATAGTTATTAGACCAAAACACGACGAAGGTTTTAAGTAGGTTAGACTCATCAGTGCACTGCATGTACTTGACATCTTTACGATCAGTCATGTATGGACGAGAGCCAAATGTTACGATCTGCTTGTGATGGTTATCCTTGATTGTGATAAGCAATACTTCTTCGTTTGCTTCTTGGATATTCGGGAATCCATTCTCGGTTGCAGTCTCGATGTCGATTGAGAATAGCTTGATTAGATCTTTATCCCATTGAATAGTCTTAGGATATGTCTCTGTGATGTATTGGTATTGGAATTGTGTTTGACCATGGAATGTAAAGCCTTCCACGTCTTTATAACGATCTACATATTCCATACCTTCTTTGATTGACTCGAACTTAACAGGAGACACCGGTGTGCCTTCAAGTGTATGCCAATCAGAGTCACCATCTTTTTTAGGTACAAATAATGTAGGACGATATGGCACCTTACTCTTGAATGCTTGACCGTTATTGACATAACGGAGCAATAGAGAATTGCCGTACTTGACTACGTTCGTATAGAATCTACTCATAATATAATTATACCATCAAAAGGATTTAAAGTAAATTTATTCCTTAGCGGGATAGAAGTTTGTTGCTGGGAATGTAGAAGAGTCTCCATCAATCCACTGGATCTTGATATTACCATTGATTGTTGGATCATTTGTCCAGCATCCTTTAAGGTAATGCTTGTCAATCCTTTGTGCTGCAGCTCGTTTACCACCATATTGTTTAGGACACTCAACGTTTGATAAAACGATGCGCACGTTCTCATTGTATTGATAAGCCAAATATTCATCAGGTGCCTCAGCTGCATATACAGCCAAAGGCAATAGTAAAAGCGTCAGATATTTCATGATCGCTCCTTATTAAGATAGGTCTTATATTTATGTTACCAGTGCCTCAATATACCAGCTACAATGAATATACATGTAGCTAAGTTGATACCTGCTATGATAGTCCTAATTATTGCCACCCGATCTGATTCTCTATCACAATGCGAAGCTTTCTCACCTAATGCTTTAGCCCAGATTCTCCATATAGTATTTGGTTTAAACTCTTCGTTTATACGATACTCAATGATGTCATTTGGTATCATGATCTGTACCTGTTACAGTAATATGATCAGCTGGATATCCATAGTGTAATTCATTATTGTAATCTATGTCACCTATACTAGTATCTAATGCATCTATATTTCCAACTGCAAAGTTAAGATCGAATTGACCATAATCTATAGGACTATATCCATTAATCTTAGTCTTAAAATGTGTGATAACCTTTTCAAGTGCATTAGTCAACTCTGTATCATCCAACACTGGATGATCAGTGTCATCTATACCTGATGCTACAGCTTTACGATACTCGATGATCTCATCATGTTCCGCTTGTAACTCTTCTGCTACTATTTCATTTAATGTTTGTCTCATTTTATACTCCTTGACGAATCTGCTTGATCTTTGTCTTCACGGATCTCCACAAAGATTGGGAGGAATAAACTCTCAACTTCGTGTTTGCTCCTAATACGAGCGTTGTACTTGACAGCCACCACCTTACCGACCGAATTTTGCTTTGTAATTTGTTTGCGATCTTCATCGTTAAATCCACTCCCTACTTTAACTTTAATAATCCCATCCTCTGATTCACAGACGAGGGCACCTAACATACCTTCATACTTACCAGTGCCGTCTTCAACGTCGACGATCTTTAAATCACATTCTAATTCACCTTTAAACTTAATCAGTGCCTTAGATCTTTTATTTTCCCAAGGAGCGTTCATATCTTTGAGTATGATGCCTTCCTCGCCTTGGTCGTAGTACTCTTTAAACTTAGCTTGTGCTTCTTCGATATTCTCTACGATGATGCTTGGAACTAATTCGATCTTTTTAGGGAAATCAATTCCCCATTGAAACTTTTTAAATCGTTCTTTATATGATGTAGGACAATGTCCATCAATAAAATACATATAAGGGATCACATCCCATATTGTAGCATGAACCATTGCTGCCTCAGCATCGGTTATAGTACCCTTACCAGCTTTATTTAGGATACCATTACCCGTTTGTCTGTTTAGTGTAAGACCAGCATCTTTAACGATAAGCTCGCCATCAAATACTGTGTCTATACCATTTGCAAGCTCTACGAATTCTTTTTCAAGGTTACCTAACAAGTCGATCGTCTTACCGTTGCGAGACTTGAATTCACATTGACCATCACGTACGACTGCGTTGAACCTCATACCATCCATCTTTAACTGGACCATTGCTGGCCATTGGATCTTATCTACGAGCTTCTGTTCATACTGTGATGCTAGCATACATGGATAGTCTACGACCAAGCCAAGCCATACATCGTTGGCTGTCGCAGTAGATACACCACATTTCAGGTCCTTTGCCATGATGCGTTCAAGCACCTTAGCATTTTTCGGAGAGAGTGAAGTAAGGACCTGAGTGAGGTGTTCTATACCAGCATGACCAGTTACGGCCCTACTGGATAACTCAAACAGTTGATCCATTGCTTGCATGAGGCAACCACTCCCACTTGCCTCATACTTTGGAATTTTTCTAATATAAAACTGTGTAAACGGATCTAAAGCAAGCCTGACGACTTCGCGCAGGACTTGATTATTCTTATGCTCATTGAGCTTATCAATTTTATAGTTCCTCGACGGGTTTGCCGCGAGATCTTCTAAGATATCAAATACTTCCAAATCATCTCCTATAGATGTAAACGTCAAGCTTAGTTGCGTTCTTGATACCACCTACGATGTTACCTGCCCAATCATATGAGACTGGACGGAATGAACCTCTGTGGAAGTATCCACTTGGAGTTGGCATCTTAACTAGTGGTTTTCGACCACGAAGCACAACACGTTTTTTATTGGTACGATTTTCGTTTGTGATAGCTACAGCTTGCTTGATGATGCTTAGTTTTTCCATATCAGCAGCTGAATTGACATCGACTGTCATTACATAACTTTTAGATGTTCTCATCTTAACACCTCCGCACAACCTGCAGGGATACGACGGTTAAGTCTACGGATTTTCTCCATAGTTTCATGAAGAACTTTTTCAAGATTTGTAGGATCTGGAACTACTGCGATGGCTTTTTCTACATCCATTGCAAAGATTACAAGTTCAGATCTACGGTTGAATTTAGCAGCATGTTCTTTTGGAACTAAGTACTTTTCGCCAAACTGATTAATGATTACTTTTTGCATTATTCTCTCTCCTCAATAATATAAAACCATTATACTATATAAGCTAATTAATGTACATAGGGGAGCTGAAAATAAATTGCTATATGGATCAATAACTTGCATAATATATAAGCCTTTGATTACATTGGACTTTTATCTGGGAGCTGCCCGGGACAGCCCAGGACAGCGATTACTATAACCTATATGTTACTATTAAGCGCAGTCTGAATACGCTTCCATGCGTCTTCGGTTCATAGCTATAACTTGTTCAGGGGTTAACTCTTGAGCTACTTGCTTTGCCTCAAATACAGTGGTTACTTTTTCGTCGACGACAACCACTTCGTCCTTTTGTTTGAATTCCATTGCTTTTCCTTGTGGGACATTATTGAGATGGCTTTTGGCCATTGTTATTTATATACTTAAATAGTTTACACTGATAAGCAAATCGTTTAGGCTCTATATCAGGATGAGCTAATCGTTCTCCATAGAATTCATAGAGTTGGCTCCATAATTCTTCTAATCCCATAATGCTGTGTAATATTTTCCAAATAGGTTTAAACCATTTTGAATACGAGCCCAATGTTTATCATGAGCCTTCTTATCAAACTTCAATGTGTGCTTAGGTCCTTCTTTTACTTCAACGTTGCCATTAGGTAGTTTAACCCATTTTTGATCTACTTTACCTGACCAAAATGGTGCAGCCCAATCTTCTTTACTTAACTCTGTAAATGACCATATCATCTGATCCATCACATAGTCCCAACG